AGAGACTATATTTCTATTTTTCAATACTGTGTTTTTGATAAAAGTTTTTGTTGCATCAGATAAAGTCAATCCACCTGCTGGTTTTACGGCAAGATAGACTTTACCATAAACTGGTGGGTCATTATCTTCACCTCCCCATGCGATGACCGACTCCGCAGCAGTATAATCTCTTTGTAGAATACGGATATAGTCATTCAATGTGACTGCTCTGTTTTGTGCCTGAAAACTTCTTGGTGCATTAAATTTAATTTTCTGCACAGTATCTCTAACCGAACCACCTGAAGCAGACGATAAAGTAGAAACCACTACGTTTGCATATCCACCGACAGTTCCGACTGGTGCGAAAGTAGATGCACCATTTGGCTGATCAGCATCTGCAATGAGTGATTGTAGAATGACTATGTTGCCAGTTACTGGTTTTCTTCCTATAATGTCATCACCAAATAAGACTTCATACTTACCATCTTCTGACTCTTCCAAGAAATAAACATTTGAAGTTGAATTAACTGTGGTAGTATCATTTGCAACAGAATAAACAAAGGTATTACTGTCTGATGCTGAGGTCTGTATTTTTACAACCAGAGTGCTTGTATCTGTATTTGCATTTGGTAAGATGAATTTTTGATCTGGGTCATTTGTATTTGCAGTATAACGATGTGTTAATGGTAGACCCTGTGACAACTCAACATTTGCTGAGGTGTATATTCCGTTTGCATTTACGTTGATTGTGGTAGATGTTGTAGTTGCAAAAACATAAGCAACACCATTGACTGTAGATGCAAATTGTGTATCTTTTGCAATGACAATTGTAGAAGGTGTATCTGGTGGGTAGATTGTCAGATCAACATATGCTTTGGCACCTCTAACCGATTGTGGTGTGTATCCAAGATGTTTGGCTCTTGATACGACTGAATTTCTAATTGATGCTGTATCAAGGAACATCTCATTGACAATCATATTCAAATAAAATGCATTGTAATGAGTATTGTACGAGAGTAAGTCAAGGAGTACAGACATTGCAGAACCATCAAAATTATAATCAGCAAATTCATTCTGATCGCTGAGAAAATTTTTCAGGTTGGATTTAATTGTATCAAAATCTAATTCCGAAACTCTCAATTTTGATGAAACATCTGCCATCCTTTACCTCTCTCTTTGTAAGAAAACTTCAAGAGTTTGTTCTTCTATTTGATTGATAATTCTAAAAGTTACTGCCACTCTGTATCTATTATTCACTTCTTCTGGTGTGACAACAATTTCAAGAACTTCTGCTCTACCTTCCCATGCTTCAATTGCAGACCTGACCTCATCCTCTAATATGGATGCAGTCAAATCTGACATCTGTTCAAATAATAAATTTTTAATCCCAGAACCAACTTCTGGTTGAAAGAGTCTTTCTGTATTTTCTGTCAAGAGAATGTTTCTTATACCACGTTTTACAGAAACAGCATCTGCAACTGTCACTAAATCACCAGTGATTGGATTTACAGTGAAGTCTAAATCTAAATCTTTATATGTTTTTGTATAGGTTGGCATACATCTCTCCTTACTATTTATTTAGTTAAACAGATTGAAACTCTACTCCGAGCGGTTCAAAGAGAACCTTCAACGGATCAGCCCCAGAGAGTTGTTTTATAACAGGATCACCAACGAGTAAAAAACCTGCAGAAAATACATACGATGAATCGGGTGCATTTCCAGCACTAGTCAATCCAGATTTAAATCCATCATTACCTGTTGATGTTTCCATACCAAGATACCATATTCCAGCATTCGGTAATCCAGTTGTCAAGACAGTTATTAATTCTGTGAGTGCATTTACCAACTTTGTAAACTTTGTCAACAAATCATCAATCGTGTCAATAAGTGTCTGAATAAACTCTGACGTGCCCTCTGCAAAACCCTTGATACCATTTGCAAGTTCAATCAAACCATCAAAGAAATCTGCCCAGCCTGGGATAAAGTCTGCAGCTTTTACCGAAACAAAATCTGGTGGTGTGGAGTTTGGTGCAATTGGATTGAGTCCTTTAACATACCCATACTTTGGAAGACGGACACCAGCAGGATTGTCAATCTCACTATTTTTTATTTCTTCTCCTACAGCTTTATAAGTGATATATTCTGTTCCATCATTAAAAGTTTTAGTTATTGGTTGTGCTTCAAAAACTGGTTCATCTGGTATAAATCTATTAGTTGGATCTGCTAAAGGAGTAAACTCAATTTGATATTCTTTATATCTTCCATCTGCATTCGTGTTTGTGGTTATCTTTGACATACCTCCAATAGAATTAAGTGCTCCAATTTTATAAGTGTATTCAGTCTTGTTTAAAACAGGAGTGTCAATCAATACTGGACTCTCTGCTATCTTACCCACTGCACCAGATGCTTCTCCTTGTATCAAATCATCTTTACTAAAATCACCATAACGTGTATCCACTCTTACTGTAATTTTTCTGTTATCTGGTGTAAGTAATTTTTCAAATGCTTTCTTTAGGTTATTAAGAGTATTTGTAGGATCAAGGTCTGGAAATAATTTCAATACGTTTGTCAGAGAATCAATAAATTGAGTTGGGTTTTGTGCAGCAATAATAAATGCCAAACCTGTTATTGTTTGTCCTGTGAGAGTAGTGTCTCCAAGATAGTTTGGTCTACCAGATTTGATTTGTCTAGTGATAAGTTTTCTGTCCGATACTGCAAGAGAAGTATTACCACTTGCATACAATGGAACCCTAAAAGTTGCATGTGCATCATATTCTGTAATTGGACTTCCTAATTTAGTGAAAGGAACTTTGGATTCACCTTTATCACCAAATGTTTTTAAATCTGTTTCTATCACTTCAAATTTTGGTATGTCACCCTCATCATCAAATGCTTCTGCCATTAATCTTATAGTTTTGTCTGCCGGCATTTGAGGTAAAAATGAAAAAGAATCTTGTGTACCTGTCCATGTTGCAGGATCATAACCACCTAAAACCATTCTATCAATGGTTCTGGGTGTAGGTGGAATAAAACCTTCATCATCCTTCATTCTACCTAATCTATCTCTATAAGTGTTATCTAAATCTACTAACTTTAAACTTCTACGATAACTATCATTTACTGTAAAAACTTGACCAAGAAACTCTGAATCGGGAGAGGCTACTTTACTTCTGTAAAAAATTGGATCTCCATTTTCATCTCTTCTCATTTCCAAACCAAAAGGTGAATTTAACTTTTGCCCATAGTTGTCATTAGTTGGATCTATAATTAAGAGAAAATATCCACTCTCCTTATAGTTGTTAAGAGAGGCAGCAAGGGCATCAGCCAGAGCTGCAGCTGCAACTGCTGCAGGATTCGCAATACCTGTCAGAAAAAGTTTTGCAACTTCAGCACCACCCTGAACTATCTGTAATACACTTTGGACTGTGGTGATAGCTGCTTCACCTTGTTCAGCAAGTTGTTTAAATGCTCCAGTATCAGCTAGACTGTTTCTCTGCCATTCTGCCATTTTTTAGTTCTCTTTGTAATTCTTCTTTTTCTTTTTGCAGGTTAGAAATTATTTTCTCTGCTTCTTCTCTCATTCCCTTGAGTCTATCAACGAACTCATCTTTTATGAGATTGTCTTTCCACTCTGGCATTATCCACCCACCAATACGTTACCGACTGTTCCAAGAATCATTGCACCACAATCACCTTTATCCATCAATCTTGCAACTCCTTTACCACCAGCCAAAACAGTTGTTGAACCAAACCCTATTGTCCCTGCATGTGCAGAATTACCAAGGACATGGACGGCAATTGGATCACCTACAACATGCACTGGTTTACCAGATGCCAAAACATTAGTGGTAGTTGGTGTGATTGGACTTGGTGTAAATGCATGACCCAAAGATTGGTCACCTGCAGCTGAAACTGGCATTCCCATGTTATCTCCTATTGATTTGTAAAATTACCATTTGCATAACCAGTATTAAGATGTTGTTCATTCGTAACTGGTTCTCCGTCTATTACGAATGCAGTATCTGTATTTGCAACTTCCGTCTTGTTTGTTTGATCAATATAATCTAATATAATTTCGTTTCTATCACTTGAAGGATTTGTGTAAACATTAATACCAAATTGCCTATCAATCCAATCTTCATTTTCAACGAAAGTGTTAGTCCTTCTATGATCTCTTCTCTTTAAGGCTCTTATATTAAACCAACAAGTCTCATGAAATCTTTCTCTTGGTGTAAGGAAAGTTGTTATATTGCTATTCTCATCCACCATCGGTGATTCTAAAAGTTGGTCTATATCATGCTGTCCAGAAGTATTTGCCTTTAAGAGTTCTTGTATGTCATTTCTTTCAAGAGCCTTTGCTTTGGCATGCACATATCTTGGACACCAACTATCAATCTCTTTGACACCTCCATCTGGATTGGTATTTGGATCAAACCCTCCAGGCATTCCGTCTGTGCCAGATGGTTGACTTGATGGTGCACCTTCCGTAAAAACACGCCCCGTAGTAGTATTTAACTTAAAACCTGCCTTACCAAACATAGAAGTTAAACTTGTTTTACCAGTGAAGGTAATAACACTAACTTGACTTGAGGTTGTATTACCATGAAAACTATAAGATTTACTTGGATCTACTGTGGTCATACCTTTTAAAATAACTTGATTATTTCCAGCCATACCTCCAGCAACAACTTCAATATCATTTCCTGCATTAAAGGTACTTGCAGTAAATCCACTCGCAAGAGTAGAAACCTGACCAGATAAAGTTCCTGAAGACCCTGCAAGATTAGTTGCAACTCTTCTTGTGAATTGTGTGCCACTGTTTATAGTCACTGAACCAGTGAAATCTCCAGCTGGTATTGATGCTCCTCCATGAGTTCCACCTGTATATCCAGAACCAGAAACAGAAGCAGTTATAGATCCAGAAGAACCTAATCCATGTGGACCTATGTATCTGTAATCAATGTTATGAGTACTAGGCACAGGATTACCGTTGCCATCATTTGGATAATCTACGCGAGTTACAACTTTTTGTATTGTATTAACTGTTCCTGTCTGACTTCTTAATACACCTCCCTTTTTGTCAATACCATCATAAGTAACCACATTAACAGAAGATGTGATAGCAGATGGACCACATTGTGCAGCAAAAAGTTTTACTGTAAACGATGTAGTTCCAGTTACAGTTGCAACATTCCATAATCCATTCATTGCATTATTGCTTGAACCAGTAATGTATACTCTGTTATACTGATCAGTCAATCCATGTGCAGAACTCGTAGTAACTGTCATGGTTCTGTCTTGACCTGCTGCCCAACTTGCAGTGCCAGTATCAGTTTTTGAAATATTACCATCTTTAATAATTGCTTCTGTATCTGGTATTATTTCAAATTCTATTGCACCAGTATGAACAGTATATACAGCCGCTGGAGAAGAAGCACTTGTGAAAGATAAAGTACCACCGACTGTATAAAGTTCAGATATTCTTGTTTCTGGACCATGATTCGTTACACCACCACCTACACTAGTGACTGATGTATCAACTGAAAATCTTGGAACTGCAGGACCATGTGTGTCTCCAAAATATGCAGTCCAAGGATTTGCTGTTATTCCTGCAGGAGATATAACTGGGCTACCCTCTGTGCCAGGAGATTCACTTGCACTAACTGCTGCAGTTCCAAAGGTTCCATCAGAACTAGGTGCAACAACCATTGGACCCAACTCATAAGAATGTTGAGACTCTACATTTGAACCAGGGCTTCCACACAATACAACTCCACCACTATCACCAGGGCCTGGAGCCAAAGTAGAATACGAAGCAGGATATGGTGACCTTCCAGTTCCTGCAAAATCTGTGAATGTTACAGTTGTTGCAGGAGATACACCAGATGAAAATGGTAACAATTCAAAAGCACCTCCTTCTAAACTTATGTGTCCTCTGTCAGTAAATGTATATACTGAATGTGCTGCAACTTCTTGTGTAGCAGGAACTGGATTTCCTTCACTATCTGTACCGCCAGGTGATGCAGCAACGAAAGGGTTATCAACCCTATCTACATCATTAAACCTTGCAAAATATGTCCCTCCAATGTCCCTTCCATTTGCATCTATTAGACCAGTAGGTGCCTTTCTTGATATAGTTACTAAATCATTCCGCAGTATGTGTGGATCTGAAATACTGACATAATTATTTGTTACAACATCTGGATCGCCTGGAGATTCTCCAGGGCTACTTGTTGTACTTCCTACTTCTAATGGTAAAGTCCATCTGATAATTGGATTTGCCATTTCACTCCTAATTAATCATTACAAGAGAACCTTTGACAGTATTGATACCTGATGCCTCTACATTCGTCAATGCACCTGTCACCTTTGCTTGAATAGATCCATTTACTGTGGTTGTCAATCCATCTAACGTACAACCTGCTGGACCCAAACTTAATTTACTCAAACCAGATAGATATGAAAGTTCAATACCTGTTGCACCAAGTGTTAGTTTTGCAATAGATCCGCCAGGACCAACATTCAAAGATATATTACCGATAGAATCCATAGATATTGAACCAAGTAATCCACTCAAACCGCCGTTGAACGTGAAACACCCACCAGGGCCTGGAAGAGCAGTTTCAAATAATACTTCTCCGATTGCAGATTTGAATGACCTTGCAGGTGCACCAAAGATTCCAGCTAGATTCATAGATGATTCTTGAATATTATCCGTGGCAATAAGGCTGATTCCACCACCTGCAGAAATTCCTGCAGATCCTCTTGACCCTACATTAAAAGAACCAGTTCTCATGGCCATTTTTCCACCTACACTAATCGTAGAATTACCATCTACAGTATCAGTATTTTCTGCAGTTTTAAACTCTTTGATAAATGAACCACCCTTTAAACGTATTGGACCAGAACCTGCATTCAAAGTGATACTTTTTGCATTTACTGCAAATTCTGATGTGTCAAAAGATGCAGATGATGCTGCTTCCATTTTGAAAACACCAGACTTATGGAAATACCCACCAGTAGAAATTACATCAAGTTTTCCCTGAATACTTTGATATTTGTTACCCACCACTCTCTCGTAGTCATTCTTTAACCTGAATGTATAATCTTCATTGACTACCTTTGTAATTCTTTGTCCAAGTGATCCTATCTCTTCAAAAGTGCCTGAACGATGATAGCGATGTAGTCTCTCAAATCCTGGCGTATCATCAACCTCAATCAAGTGTCCACTTTCAGATTGATGCACGTGATTGTATGGATACCTTGCCTTGTAAATCTGATCTGGTTTCGGTTCTATCCAAGTGTCATCACTATTTTCTGCAACACTAAATCCTGCACCAAGTTCTGATCGCCATGCCATTTTCTGTGCAACGATACCATATTGTGAAAGAGGACCAGTTGTTGGAAAATTACCATAGATGCCTCTGGCAGCTCTTGGGGTTGTTGGTTCATTTTCATAAGATGGATCTGGATACCTACTATAAATTTGTTGTTCCTCTATGACCACTTTGTATTTTGTTGATTGGTCATCATTTAAAACACCAGAACCAGTTGGTAAAAGTTCAGTACCAGTAAGATTAGATGCAGTGTTTACTGAATTACCTTGTGCATAGTGACTGACTTTGACAGGTGCACGTGGTACTCTTATCCTTTCTGGATTGTCTATACGATTTAAATCTCTGTATCGTTTGTCAATAAATGGATGGTCTGGTGCAGAGGTTGCAACTCTTGGATCTGCAAAACCCTTGTTCGCAAGTGGTGGTGGATCTGGAATACCTCCTAATGTGCCAAAGAAAACTGGTTCTTGTGCATCTTCTCCATCCCTATAAAAACCAACAACAAAAGTACCTTCCACTGGACCAGTAGGGCTTAAACCTACACCTGTCTGTGCAGCAGAAGTGATTGGTTGAATGGGATAAGCCCAAGGAAGGGATTCGGTGGGCATGTCTTCTTTGTCATCTGTATGCCAACCGATTATTCTAACTCTACATCTACCAAGATACAATGGATCATGTCTATCTTCAACTACACCTTGCCACCAGATAAAACCATCTTTACCCATATAATTAGCCATTCACTACTCCTGTTCCATCTGGGGTTTGTACTCTTGGATTGACTAAACCAAAACCAGGCGAGATTTGTGATCTATATCCGTCTTTAACTGCTTCAATTCTCATTGTATATTCTTCTTTGGTAAATTTATGTCTCAGTGCAGTAATCAAATATTTTCCACTATAATACTTATGAGGTTCAACTGTACCAGTATCACCAGCATCTGGATTTTCTGACGGATAATTAAACCATATCAAATCTCCAACCTCTCTTGCAGAGTCACCAGGCACAGAGAAGTGAATTTTGAGTGTTTCATTCTGTAATGCTTGAGATGTTCTTTGTGCCAACCATTGTTCAACCTTCTTATCATATTCTTCTGATGTTCTTTCACTTTCTTGACCTGTGACATCTTTTGCAGGTATATCCACACCAAATTTTTGTTCTCCATCTTTATCAATGTATGTTGATGCACGAATACCCGTTGCAAACTTTAACATAACATCTTTGTTGGTTGGATATAAACTGATATATGATTCTGGATTTCCTATCATGTCTGCATTATTTGAACAGAGTTTGCCGGGATCTGAATGAAAAAAATCATCAACCTTAGTTTCAACTTCAGGGGATTCTTGTTTATCTACTTCAGGATTTGATGTGGTAGTTCTTACTGGACTCAAGTTCCTATAATCAAATGCTTCAACTTCTTCTTGTGCTTTGATATAATTGAAATCATATTTTTCTACTTTCATGCGTATTAGATCGTGTGTAATGACTCTGTTTGCATACATACCCATACCTAGATTTTTCATAGTATCAAATGATGAAATCAAATCAAACTCTGTGACTGCAAATTTCTTTCTGTATACACTTATCCCATCCATATTACCTGGCATATAATTGTAAACTGCCTTGTACACTTGTTGACCTACTCCCTCCAAAAGACTATTAAATGTCTCATTGAAATCTGGAATATATGCTATCTTTGCTCTTCTTGCATCTGCTTGAACTGGATTATCTTTATAATGTTTAAATTTTGAATCATCTGGTTCTCTTTTTGTATATCCTTGAAAACCACCTTGATAAAGAGTCTCTATTGATACGAATCTAAAACCCTTCAAAGTTTGATAAAATACAAAATTTGCACCCTTTGAATTTTGATTTGCAGAGATAGCTCTTTTTGCAAGAAAGTTTAGAGCTTTAAAAGGATTCCAATTTGGAATACATGCAGAATAAACACCACTGGTTGGTTCAACAAGAAAATCAATATTTGTTTTAAGTTGAGTCTTTGGTCTTTTCTTATCACCAATAAAACAATCAACATATATTTCACGTGCCATATCTGCAACTGTATATGGTTTATAGTCCTGTGTAATCTCATTCACATTTTTTTTCAATGGATATGTTTTTTGAACCTTGATTTGCATATTAGTGAACATAATGTCTGAGACAAAATGGAATTTTAGTTCTCTAAAATTATCATTTATTTTCAATGGTGGATCAATTTTGTAGATTCTGAAATATTGGATGATAGTGTTTTCCTCTTCTTGTGGAGTTGGTGGTATGTTGGTATCACTCGTACCAATTGGTGCGGGACTTACACCAGCAGTTGATGCCTTAACCTCCAATACTTCTTCACCTAATAATGGTACACTTTCAATAAGACCTACACCTTCTTGAATTGTAAGATCACCATGTACAACTGTTGCAGTAATATCTTCATAGAAATTAAGTTCTGTCCATGATGCTCCTTCACCCTCACTTAATTCAATATAACTACCACGATCCTTTTGGGGTGTGAAGATTCTAAGTCTATCAATTTTAAAATCTCCAATGAAAGTAGTGCCCTTAGTTGAACTATGAGCAGATTTGGTTTCCGATTCAGGTAGTTTTGCCATTATCTGAATAATCCTCTTGCATCATCAAGAACACCAGAAATGAATGCAGGTTGAATTAAGTTTATTGACCTATATCCCTCATTGCGATCTTGTTCGTATTCAAACATATATTTGATTCTTCTATTATCTTCACCGACTGAAAGATAAGTATCATAATCCACTTCAACAGTTCTCTCTACTACTGGATCAGAGGTGCCTGTTACCTCAACTCTATGTTGCCAGATATATTCATAATGATGAACAGTAGTTTTTGCAGTCCCTATTGAACCATATTTTTCTTTTATGTATTTCTCAAAAGTCTTAGTATCAAGTGGCCATTCCCAATATGGATCAAAAATTTGATTGACTAAAAATATTGACCATGTAAATTTGACATCTCCATACACCTCATAGGATAAAATATCTGGTCTTGAGATAAAGTCTGGTATCACATAAGGGTAGTAAATTGATATATCGTCAACAACAGCATCTCTTATTTTTTGTCTAATTAAAAGATTGACTGCAGTGGAAAATTCTGGACTTGTTGAATTAGTTCCATTTATGTCATATTGTATTCTTGGAAAATTTGAAAAATATTCTGACATTAATACCCCTCTCTAATTTTTTCTTTAGTCATTAAGACTGTCTCTTTAAATTGTAAAGTGAGAGATGTTGTTGCTGGTGCAGTAATTCCGTCAACAATGAAGACAGGTCCACCACTTGTTGAGTAATCTACAGAAAGTGATTCAAGAAAACAATGGTCTATCTTAAATAGAGGTTTAACTCTAGCAGACATAGGTTCTCCTGTCGTACCTGCATCTGAAACATTTTTAACTCTTGCAGTAATTTTAAATTCTTCTGGATAGGATAGAGTTACAGATGAATTAATGTTTGCTCTTGAGGGATCTGAAGATGGAATGCCAGGATGCATATAATATTTAAAGTAATGAACAATTTTTGCAATAGTCTCTGCCTCTGCTTGACTTTCAGGAGACATTACAAAAGAATAATTAAAAATTCTAAATCCTCCTGGCCCTTGGTAGATTACTGCTTTATGTGGATTGATAATTCTTCCTGCTTTCCTAAACAGTGCATCCTTTATTGGTCCAACTCCTGGCCTATTTAATGCTTCATTGACTGTTGCTTGTGCAAGAGCATTACCCACACTTACTCCACCTGCTCCTCTTTTGAACTCTGCAAGAGCTCCTGATAAACTTGCAATTGCACTATCTGTTCTACCTGCGCCAACATTTCTTAGTGTTTTATCTATTTGATTCACTACTCCTGCTGCTGCAGTTTCATCAATAGATGCAGTTGCAGCTCCTATTGCACCTAAATCAGCATCACCAAAAGTTTGACTATAACTTGTTTTAAGAGCATCAGCCGGTAGATATAAGACAACAGAACCAAGTGAAGTAGAAGCCTTTTGATTAGAACTTGACAGATTTCTTTTTCTTGCGGTAAATTCTATACTATGTGGATATTCAGCATTTACACCCACACCTGCAGGATAACTTAAAATTCCACCCTTTGAATAAGAACCTCCACTGCCTGGATGAGGTACACTTCCATAAGCCATTTTTTCTCCTAGTTATAATGGTACATAGATATTTATATGGCATACAAAGGTAAGTTCAAACCAAAAAACATAAGCAAGTATAAAGGTGATCCATCTGGTATAATATATCGCTCTTCATGGGAATTGCGATTCATGAAATACCTTGATACCACTCCATCCATACTAAAATGGTCCAGTGAAGAGATAACCATCCCATATTTATCACCAGTAGATGGCAGAAGACATAGATATTTTCCCGATTTCTGGGTGAGAGTCAAAACATCTGGTGGTGAAATCAAAGAAAGTCTCATAGAAGTCAAACCTAAAGCACAAACTCAACCCCCAAAAGGTGGTCTTCCCAAAGATGC